TTTTACGGAACGCCGAACCCGAGAGGGGGAGATGAAAAAGCATTTGATCAAGTTCGGGTTCGTATTCCTCCATGACATGCGTCAGTTGGTAATTCATAAATTCTTTAACGCGATTTGCTTGAGCGTCGACTTGGGGATTAGTGGCACCCATAACTTGAGTTTTTACCGGACCACCTGCAGGAAATAATTCTTTATAAGATTGTGCTTGAAACTGTGTAACTGATTCAGCTAATAGGGGGTGGCTTACACCAGATGAACCCGGAAATGGTTCCGTACGATCTTCGGAAGTTAAACCTAGTAAGCCTAAACCTTCAGCATAAGTAGAAGACCAATCAGCACGAGCATCTTTGTCGCCTTCGTAGGCTTCTAGTAAATCAGTAGCAATACTATCTAAATCACCATCACTTAAAAACTCAGCTAAGTTTTCGGTATGACCTTCTGCCATTTGTACATCAGAACCAAAATTAATCGTAGCACCACCGTCAGCATCTAGTTGTGGGTCACCGTCCGTGACCTCAACATCAGCTGCGTTCATATCAAATTTTAATTGTTCTTTTAGCGGCATCTCCCGATCTATGGCCATACTACGCTCTCATCATTGACATGATGCCTTGCGGTTTAGCTCCCATATCATCGCCTAAGTCTCTACGGTCTCCGCCCATTATCATAATAAACTCTAGTATACTACCTTCGAAACCTTGCAGTACTGCTCGGTCGTAGGCTTCTTGTACGTCTGACGGATTAGCGCCCGGCATTGCCGTTTCAATAAGTTTCATAACTTCGTCAGGGTTAGTGTTAAATGTTCCTTCAGGATCGTCTAAAAGTCGGTCGTCAGGATCAGTGTCAGGGTCAGCTCTGGTAAAATTATCTTCGTAAAAATCTTCTATATTTTTATAGCCCGCAGGTATTCCATTTTCTCTAAAATCTTTTTCTAAGTCATAGGGCTCATCTTTTTCAGGGGCCGACGCTACCATCATACCGTCTTGGTAACCCATACGACCACCATACGCTGCCATCTGTGGTGTGTTAATACTACCCACACCTTGTTCGCTAACGCCTTGAATTTTTTCTTGTAGCATTTGTAGTTCGTCTCTACTTAATGACGATTTAATAATACCGATACCTTTTTCACCCATGGACTGTAGGATTTGAATTGCCATGTTAATTTTTTTATTAGGATCTCTTTCGTTGGCTAATGCTGCTGCAATACCAGCTTCACTGTTAGCTGATCGACTAGCCATTTGTGGGTTAGGGTTTTGCATCATTGCCATTTCTGCCGGACCACCATTTTGATAATTTACTCTACCACCGTACGCCTTAGCTGCAGGAGGCTTAAAACCCATTTGAAATAATTCTGCATCAATAGCAGAAACATCTTCTCCTGCGCGTATTAAATCTGCTCGTATGTCTAAAAGTTGACTTACTCTGTTATTGCTCATGCCCATAATAAAATCCTCTTAACGTTAATTTTTAGCATATATTTTATTTAAATGCTAGTAGTTATCTTTGTCGTCTTCTTGCAAATTCTTCCAAAACTCATCTAGTGGATTAGGGTGTTCACAATTAGCACATTTACACGTTACGCACTGACCATTATTACTACAGTGACAATTGTGATGGCAGTTGACGCAGTTCATACTAACAATTCCATTTGCGCAACGATTTGTTAATCCTAGAATTAGGATCACGTGCTGTTTTAGCACTAGTGCGAGTTTTTTTCATGCCTTTCATCCGGGCACAAAACGATTTACGACGTTTTGCGGCTTTTGAACCTTTTTTGAGCTTAGAGGGTTTGGTAGTTACTGCTGTTTTAAGTTTAGAACCCGGATTAGCTCGACGATATGACGCCACGCCCTTTTTATTTAGCCCGCCCGACTCACTTTTGCCTTCTTTGCGTTGCCATGCAGCAGTTTTAGCCATTAGCGACCTCTAATTTTTTTGGTCTTAGTGGCTTTCTTTTTCTTTTTAGGTGTAGTTTGGCGTTTAGACTGGCAAGTGCACCTAGGCGCAGGCGCTAACCATTCTATTACGCGTTCAAGCAACGTCATTACGCGTTCTTTTTAGTCTTCTTAGATTTTTTAGTAGGTTTTTTAGCAGTTTTAGCTGACTCTTTTAGTGCTTTGTCAGTCACTGTGCCTTTACCTTTTCTACTTTTACCTTTTTTCTTAGCTTGGTTCATATTGTAATACAAACCTTTTTTGACAGTACGACCATCTTTAGTTACGTGGGTATCTTTTTTAGCCATGGTTACTTACCTTTTTTTGTAGTTTTTTTCTTTTTCTTTTTCTTCTTCTTCTTTAACATTTTGAAGTCAGCAGCACTAATTTTACCATCTTTATTCGCATCAAGTTTTACTTGACCGCCTTTTAGATAGCCTTTTTTCTTTTTATCCATTTTCATCATAGTAGTCTTCCCTAATTGTGCACGATTAATCATGTATCATATTAATCAATTATTGTTGTTCTTTCAAGTCATAAAAATAATGCGTGTCGTCGCCCGCCGTCCATTTACTTTCGGTCTCCACGTTGTACTCAATAGTTGACACCTTAAAGTCAGGAATTTTAAGCTCTGCTGGGCTTAACGACTTATCGTAAAACAAACAACGATTGTTGGGCTGGGCAGCAAAATGTTTATTATCTAATAATAAAATATTAAATGATTTATGTTCTTCGGGTATTTCTGAGTAACCAGAGTTTAATAAATTCTTTTCGGGGTGACAGTTATCAATGGTGAACAGATATTCACCCATGTGCCATTGTTTCGATGGCGCTAGGTACTTGGCTTTACAACCAGCAATAGAGGCTTTTTCAATTACAGTAACGCCGTAATCAAACGCGTCCCACAACTCTAGTTCTTCTAAAGGTAGATCTAATTCCGTAGGCTCACTGACAAACGCCGAGATGGGCAGCTTGTCGTACAGCGCACCATACTCAGGTAAGTAAGTTTCAAAGTACAGCGCACGCCCTTGAATAGATTTGCACGTTACCCATACGCCTTCGGTGTATTCGCCATGACCTTTTTCGTGATCATACAAATATTGTTTCTTAACAAGAACTTTGACCGGCGGTACATTGACGACTAAAAATGACATTAATAAAATACTCTCTTTGTGTTATCGACGGGTTCGGGTTCAAAGTCCATGCGCAATTGAATAAGTCCAGATTGTCTAAACCGCATCAACGCTTGCGTGACCGTGTCCACGTAATCGTCATGTTCACCATACGGGAAAGCTGCACACTCTTCAATAACTTCTTCCGCAAAAGTTCTACCTTCAGGATAGTACACACAACCTGATTCAAAAATAGGTGCCACTGAATTGACCCGCGACCGTTTATCATTGCCCCGGGTAGGAGTGTAATTGGTTACCGGAATACCGGCACGACGTAGTTCGTCGGTCAAGGGCATACCACTAGACTTGGCTTCAATCAAAACCATTTCGGGTTCCCAGTAATTATATTCTTTCAACGCAACATCTTTAAGTTCTGGAAAGTCATAACGACCACGACGGGCATCTAATAAAATTAACGATGCCCGTTGATCTTCGGGTGCAAACACGCCCCACGTAGTAATGGCAGAATAATCCGCAGTTTCTTTTTTACTAAAGGCGGTGTCGTAACTTTGAATAATGTAATGCAAATCAGGGATTTCTTTTTCCGTCCATGGTTTCCACCACTCGCGTTTTAAGATAGCACCTTCTTCGGAAGTAGGTTTTTGCATCCACTGCGCATTCCATTTAGAAACAGCCAAGGACGCTTTAACTGATTCAAGTTCGTCTAGTTTCCAATACTCGGGCCACGTCGGTGCCCCACTTTCCATCACCGCCGGAAACTCTACTACCTCCCATTGATCTGCTTTGGGTTCGACTTGGGCCTTCATTAGTTGACCAGTTAAGTCGACCGTCGACCAACGGGTCATAACCAACACAATCGCACCGCCGGGTTGTAGACGTTGGCGGGGACCAGAGGTATACCATTCGTAAGCGTTTTCCATCGCTGTTTCCGATAGGGCGTCTTGCTCTGAATGTGGGTCGTC